TGGCAAATTTGTGAATTGGATAAAAGACATTATACCAGATTGGCAATTTCAATTCCCTAAACTTTTAGGTGGTGGTTCATGGAGTCTCCGTAAAGCTCTTGGTTTAGATAATGACCCCGCGGTGGAGGTTGGTGGGTATGTGCCTTATTACGCAAGTAATAAAGATCCAGCCACTGGGAAAAAGATGGGCGTTGGAGCCTTGCAAGCCATGAAGACTAAATATGGTGAAGATTGGAGGAGTGGAGATAGTGCTTCGGAACTGTTTCGAATAGCTAATGAAAGACAAGTAGCAATGAGAATGGCAAGATTACAAGGCGCGGAAGGTTATACTGCACCTGGTGCAGCGGCTGTTAATGTTACTAATATAATTCAATATAAAGATGAAGGTTACGGTGACTATATCAAGTCTACACGATTAGAAGCCACAATGTAAAAAAGGGGACTTTCGTCCCCTTCTTAATAACTGATTAACTCTTAAGCTTCAGCTGCTAGTTTAGCAAAATAACTCATAGTGTCATCATTGTCCGAATCCGCTCTTGCGATTGGATCTGCTGCAGTTGCAACAGGATCAGACATTGCAGGTGCATCATTAAATGGAGCATCATCTTCGACTGCTGCCATCTTTACTTCCTCACCTAACACACGTGTCAACTTAAGATTAAGTTCACTGTAAGATTTAAATGATGTTGGATCAGTAAACTCACTTAGTGCATACTGCTTGTTATAGATACCTTCTAACACAGAATCATCTGCATTCAAGGCTTCAGCAGGAGCAAATTCAGATCTGTCATAGTTCCTGTAACCAGCAACATTAGCGATCTTCATTTTAAAGTTAGCACCTTTCCACATATCAAATGGGTTAACTGGTGATTCATCTTGAAACTTAGGTTGCATGCTATCCATAATCTTCTCAAAGATCTTAGCACCGTAAGTATATAGAAATACTTTACCTTCGTTCTCAGGATTCTCAGGATCCGAAACCACATAGATGTTTGACACATAGTGTAATCTACGCTTACGCTTACGTGCTAAATCTTTGTCAGCTTCAATACCTGTATTCCAAAGTTTAGAATTCATCTCAGATACTGGATCGTCCTTCTGAATAGTAGTAAGTGATTTCTCAACATACCATTGTCCAGTCGGTCCTTGGAAGAAGTGATCCCAGTATTTTGCCCAAGGTAAGTCATCACCTTCGACTGTAGGTAAGAAACGAATAACAGCATAACCGTTACCTGCTTTATCTACTGATGGTTTCCACATACGGTCGTCGCCATATGATTTCTTTTCTGTGGTGCCAGTTCCGGCCGCACCAACTAATGCGCTCATGTCATTAGCTTTCGCCTTTAAGTCTGCAAAACTCATTGTACATCTCCTTTAATTATTAGTATAAATTTGTATCATTGTATATTATAACATACTTTTTGCAAAAGTACATACTTATTTAAAGATATCAACAATAATATTTTTAAACTTATTGTCATCAAACTTTAAGAAAGATTGATACTTTGATATCTTTGTAAACAAATCCGGCCACAAGATAGTCTCTGTGATCTGATTGTTTGCCCTATCAATAAACCCAGTCAAGCGGTTTATTATACACACAGTCTCTAATGAAACCGTGCCTTCAAGATGAAGCTGGACTATTCTTGGATATGTATCTTCTATCTCCAAGAGGTCATCAAACTTTACATCTGAAATCTCTTCTAGTTCATTCCTAAACATATAAGACATACTATCTATAACTTTTAGGAACTTGGTATAAGTCTCTTCGTCTCTGATCATATCACCACTATACTTATTACCTGCTACTTGATGTGCAGCAAAGTACATAATAATATCATCTTTACTCTTAAACCTTTTACCAATCTTTGTTAACTGAAACTTGTCTGGCCTTTTCCAATACGTCTTTTCAGTTACGTTAGTTTTAAAATTATACTTAAAGCAATCGTAAGATCCATTAAAGTGGAGGTTAATTGCGTTATGTAATGTGAAGGCCTCATATCCTGTCATTCTCATATAGGTAACACGTAAGTTGGGTTACCCCCTTGTAGTAAGTTAAGTTCTTTTGCTTCAAACTCAACGTGTTCTATAATCTCCTTTGATATAAGTTTTTTACTGTCACGAAGATCAATCTCATTGTCCTCACATACTGTTATAACAGCATCAATGTATGGACAACCTTTGTGAGTTCGGACATAAGTCTCAACTAAATTTGAGAATGCTTTCTTGTTTAGATCCTCGCTCATTTTTGAATACCATTCTTGTCATAGGCTGGAACAAGAGTTGCCCAAAACACTGGCTTCTCTTCGTTCTCACCATAGAAGTCAAGTGACCATACACCTTCTCTTAAATATGTTTGGCAATGGTTTTTGTATACTCTTGCCGATTCATACTTGGCAATTGCACCTCGTTCATTAGTTTGGATACCACGTCTTAATGCTGCCATTTTTTCTGTGGTTGCTTTGATATATCTCTTCACGTTAACTAGAGATAAGCCATGGTCATCATCTAATGCTACAACATTAGGTGCTATACTTTTATATGATGCAGGCTTTTTAGCTGCTCTAGCCTTCGCTAGGTTAGCTGCTGCCGCAGCTCTTTGCTCTTCACTCATCTTACGTTTTGCCATAATGTAAATCCTATTTAGTGTGTGTTAGATATATTATAACATAGATAGTGTGTAAAGTACATACTATCCTTTATAAATTTTTTGTATGTGTGTTTCAAATGCCTCTACCTTCTCAACACGATTTGGCCATTTAATATATTCCTTCTCAGGATTAGCCTTTAAGTTATTGAGTAATGGTCCGATAGCATTATATAGTTTGTCTAGTTTGTCTTGTGTTGTTGATGCCTCTGCTGCCGAAGCTGTTGCTGTTTGTGCAACATCTAATTCATTTTCATCTACAAGAGTAAAACCGAAATCGAAATCTGCCATGTTATCCCTTTAATAATTTGATACCCTTAGTCCAGTTCGTTGCTGCATCTTCTACATAGCATAAAGCTTTATAAGGAAAATCTTCTCGCATGATTCTGTTACCATCAGGATCTTTAAATGTGATTGAAAAGAACGAATGTTCACCATCCATTCCTGTTACTACTTGATAAATCTTTGCAACACTGCCGTCATCTTTATAGTGTTCGCTCATTAGTTTTGTGTTATTATATTCCATCATGTCTCCAATAATTTAAAGGTGGGGGACCTAATAAGGAAAGTCCCCCGATTACTTAGTTATACCATACCACTAAGTTAGAACGATAGCTTCGCCTCAAGCTTAGTTGTAGCATCAGCGCTATCAACTTGTGACCACGATGCAGTCCATATACCACGAGTTAACTCTACAGTTTTCGTAGTTACAGGAGTTGCTGCGTCAGTCTTATTCCAAGTACCTTTAAGAGTACCTAGAGTACCAAGAGCACGTGAGACAGATACTTCATTGTCATTCGTTGCTCCAGCGTTTCTATCCATAACTGCTTCAAGACCTAATCCAGCAACAGTTGTACCAACCGTAATTTCTGAATTGTGTCCTGCTGTGACTTTGTTGTGTACCACTTTAGCGGTTACACCAGCAGATGTAATTGATGCTGTAGTTTCTCTTGTTTCTGCCGCAACATCAGTTACTGCAACTGCGATACCGCCAATAGTTCCACTTGCATCAATAGTAGTGCTTCCACCACTTACTTGGTTAAGTCCGACCGTGTATGCACCAAGAGTAGTTGTTACACCAATCTTCGTGACATCAGGATCATCACCCGACCAGTCACCAATCTTTAGAGTAAGAACACCAGCTGTGCTCTCTACCCACATATCATCTACGCTGAAATCTTTATCAAGAACAACGGTTACGCTAGACGCACCTGCAGTTCCCTTCATTGTAGTATGAATGTCTTGAGCGTATGTACCATGTGAATCTAAGGTACCCTCATATAAACCCGAAAGACTAATACCTGCAAACGAAGTTGCGGATACTGCCATTGCCGCCGTCGCGACTAGTAGTTTTTTAAACATATTACTTTCCTTTTTATTTAAACAAAA